AATTGACGATTCTAAACATAGAAGCGATACTGAAGAAACTAAAAAACTGCAAAAACGTGCCAATGAAATTGCAGATGAAGTCTCTAAATACAACAAAACACTTTTAACGCTCGATAAAGAAAACCGAATTTCTTTAGCAGTGTATTTAGATGTAATGGATTCTTTATTTAAAGCCATCCAAAAGTATGATGCCAAATTATACATGAAGCTCTTAACCTTTCAAGAGGAGCATTTATCAGAAATTAGTTTAAAATTAGGATAATGAGTAAGAATAAAAAAAGAGCATTTCAATTTCGTGTAAATGCTTTTAAAAACTGGTTTCAATTCAAAAAACGTTTGTTTCATTTATGGTGGGCAAATGCGCCTAAATCTCAAGTAAATCTAGAGAAAGGAAACTACTACATACGCCTAGGAGCAGTTGCACAAGTTGGGCAGCCTATTCATATTCATAATACAGCTGGTAAAGTTGTAAGAAGCAGATATATAGATAATTTATACTTTAATTTTAAAGAGAATAAAATTACAGTGTTGTATGCTAACAATCCAGTTAAAGGATATTCTGAACAGTTTTTAAAGACAAAATAAAATTTGAAGCAAGCAGATAAAATAGCCATTGAACGCTACAGAAAGAAAATAGCACTAGCCAGAAGTTCTGGTTCTGCTGTAAATCTTTTTGAAACAAAAGCCGAACAAAAAGCACGTATTGAGCGTGCTAAAAAAGATGTTCGTTTTTGTGTAGAGTACTATTTTCCTCATTATGCTACTTCAGAGTGTGCAGACTTTCATGTGGAGTTTGCAAACATGGTAAAACGAAATCCTACTTTTAAAGGTTTTGCAGAATGGGGAAGAGCGCAAGCTAAGTCTGTTTGGAATGATATTATTATTCCTTTTTGGTTGTGGATAAATGACGAACCAATGTACCTGGTCCTGATTGGAAACAACGCAAACAGAGCAGGTCAATTATTAGAAGATATTAGAGCCGAATTTGAAGCCAATACTAGAATTATTGCAGATTTTGGCGAACAACACAATCCTGGTAACTGGGAAGATGGTTTCTTTATCACCAAAGGTGGCTTTATTGGGCAAGCTTTAGGAACAGGACAATCTGTAAGAGGTTTAAGAGTTGGTTCTAGAAGACCAACGCATATTGTACCAGATGATATTGAGATTAAAGATACCATTAAAAACCCTAAACGTCAATTAGAAATTGTCAGGTGGATTGAAGGGGATTTAATACCAACAATGGATGGAAAGTACAGACGTTTCATTCAGGCAAACAATAGGGCGTATCCTGTTATGATTCAGACTGTTTTACAAGAGCGCCACCCAAAATGGAAAGTGCACCACATTAAAGCTTATGACCCTGTAACCTACAAGCCTACTTGGTATCAAAAATATGATGATGATTATTTTAGAGATATAGAAAATGAAATTGGCACATTAGCTGCTTTAGCAGAATTTAACAATGAACCACATATTGAAGGTACCATCTTTAAAGAAGAAATGATTCAATGGGGCAAACGCCCTAGAATAGATCACTTTAAAATTATCATAGCTCATTGGGATGTTGCTTTTGCAGGTTCTGCAACATCAGATTATAATGCTGTTAAAGTGTGGGGACTTCAAGGTACCAACTTTTGGCAAATAGATTGTTTTGTAAAACGCTCTAAAATGAGAGCGCCAATTGTTTGGATGTGCCAGTTTCAGCAAAATTTACCACCTAATGTAATTGTGCATTGGCGTTTTGAAGCACAATTCTGGAACGATGAGATTCAAAGAACCATTGCTGAAGTAGAAGACGCTTTTGGTTTAAAGCTAAACATTATCAAAGTAAACATTCCTAAAGTTAAGAAATACGATAGAATGTTAACCATGCATCCTTATTATCAAAATAACAGAATTTATTATGATGAAAAGATGAAAGCGCATAATGACACAAAAGTGGGTATTTCGCAATTAATGGGTTTAGAACCTGGTTACAGAACCAATGATGATTCCCCAGATGCAGATGAACAATGTATTACAGAATTAAGCAAGTACATTTATAATAGAGGTTCTGCAGGTAATGGAGTTATGGCAAAATACAAACGTAAAGCAAGATTTTAAATTATGGCATATATATTTTTAGAAAATGGCGATTTAGAAAGCGCAATAATCTCACAGTTTTTAAATGAACGTGGAGCAGAACAGCCTACAGATATTTTAGAAACCATTGAAAAGAAAAAAATTGCACTTATTAAAACCAAGCTAAAAGGACGTTTTGATGTGGATGCCATTTTTGATGCTGAAGCTGATGATAGAAACTTTTACATTTTAGATATCTTAATTAAATTGGTTTTGTACGATTTTATTAAAAGAAACGCTGCCAGAAAAGTGCCTAAAGATTATAGTGATGATTTTAATATGGCAATGAAAACGCTAGAAAAAATTAAATCTGGTAACGAGGTTCCAGATGGTTTGCCATCGATAAAAGATACAGAAGGCGAAAGTGTAAAAAGAATTATTCATGGTAATAATAGAAACCCTAATTTCTATATTTAAACAGCGATTAAATGGATTTTAAAAATAAAGTATACGACAAAATATTATCATTTATTCCTGATGGAAAAGTAAGAGTTGAAGCTGCTATAAGAAGTGAGAAAAAAGGCAAAACCAATACTGCAGAAATAAAACGATCATCAACCTTATTTCAGCCAAAAACATTAGAAGATTGGAAAAGTGCCATAGCATTAGCAACAGATCCAGAAAACCCAAACTTTCTTTTTCTGTCTGAATTGTATGACAATTTAAGACTAGACCCGCATTTTGTATCGGTGGTAGAAACTAGAATCTTAAAAGTATTGCGTTCTGCTTTTGTGTTTGTAAATGATGCTGGTGATGAAGTGCCAGAAGTTAAAGAACTATTTGAACGCCCTTGGTTCGAGGAATTTTTAAGACACGCTTTATGGTCTAAATTTGATGGTGTTAAAGTAATTGAGATTTTTAAAGTTGATGAACTTCTAGAGCTCTACACAGCAGAATTAATTCCTATGGCACACATCAACCCTAAAAAAGGGTTAATCTTAAAAGAACCAGGAGACGAAACTGGTTTCGATTATAGATCGGGTGTTTTAGAAAGCTATTACGTGCAAGTTGGTAAAGATAGAGATTTAGGCATGCTAGCAGATTTAGCACCGATGATTTTAGCCAAAAAAGTAGCAATGGGTTCTTGGTTAGATTGGATTGAGAAATACGGAATTGCACCTCGATTTATTACGACTGATAATATGACCACAGAAAGGCAAGATGAATTGTTAGAAATGGGTATAAATTCCATTAGTAATTCTGTTGTAGTTTTAACCAGTGGCGAAAAAATAGAAGTGCCTAACATACCAAATACAGATTCTTACCGAGTTTTTAAAGAAATGATTTCTTTAATTGATAGCCAATTGTCTAAAAGAGTACTTGGCCAAGATGGAACCACAGACCATAAAGAAAGCAATGGTACGTATGGCTCTTTACAAATTTTGCAAGATGTAGCCAATGATAGGCACGAATCTGACAAGCTTTTTGCACAGTATTTAATTAACAAAGAGTTGATACCAAGACTGGTAAAATTAAGCTCTTTTTACGCTCCCTTAGCAAACCTTTCTTTTGATTGGGATACATCAGAGGAAATGGAAAAAGGAGCATTAATAGACAAAGCTGTGGCACTTACCAATGCAGGTTATATTTTAGACTATGAAATTTTAGCGGATAAAACAGGCTTGCCAATTACTGGTTTTAATAGTGTTTCAACTCCAGAAACTGAAGAACTTGATGAAGATGGAAAACCTGTTAAAAAAAAAAGCCAAAAGCCAAGAGTAAAGAAATAACAGCCTTATTTGCTAGACTTCCTGAACTTTACCATCTAAACAATTGCAATTGTTCAGATTGTAATGATATCATTATTGAAGCAATAGATATACAGAATTGGGTTAAGGTAATGGAGCGTATTGCCAAAGAAACTTATGAAGGCAAGTTAAAAAAAGGGCAATTAGATGCTGTACATATTAAAATGACTTACAACGAGTTATTAGATGGAGCAACTAAAGGAAACAAAAATTGGCTAAAAACAAATAAAGCAACTGGTTTGCCTGATTCTACTGCTTTAAGAATGCAAAAAAACTTGTTTGGGTTTTCTGGTGCAAAAAATTACGTAATGCTAAAAGAACTAAATGCTAATTTGGTTATAGATGGCAAAATACAATCTTGGGAGCAGTTTAAAAGAAAGGCGCTAGCAATCAATAAAAAATACAATGCTAACTATTTACGTCAAGATTATCAAACAGCTAAACAAAGTGCCTTGCAGGCTCAAAACTGGCAAGAATATGTAAGAAGTTCAGATAAATACAAAAACTTACAATACAAAACACAAAAAGACAACAAAGTAAGGGAACAGCACGAAAAATTGCACGACATTATAAAACCTATAAACGATGCTTTTTGGGATACTAATTTCCCACCAAATGGTTATGGACCTTGCAGATGTTATGTTGTACAAACTAATGAAGCTGTAACTTCTGAAAAGGATATGCCAACAATAACAGAAAAAGATACTCCAAAAGAATTTAGAAACAATGTTGGTAAAACTGGGCAAACTTTTAAAGAAAGTACAGGTTTTGGAGGAAAACCACATCCGTTTATTGCAATAGCAAAAAATGAGGCTAAAGAGAGTGAAGTAAACAAACTATTTTTTAAACTACAACAAGCTAAAGCAATCAATAAATTAGTTGAAAAAACAACAACACATGCTGATATAGTAAATAAAATTGAGTTTAATAAAACCTCTTTAAAACACGCTTTCAATCAACCACATAAAAAATATGATTTAAAAAATCAAATGCTACCATTTATAGACACTTTAATTCCAAAATCAGAATATTTAGGGTTTTCTAAATTTAAAGAAAGTGATGCTTTTGCTGGGTCTCATATTTTTAAAACAGTTATAGATAATGTAGAATCTTATATTATAGTTAGAGAAACTAAATGGGGAAAGTTGGTGTTTTACGCAATTTCAGATAGTAAAAAGGTTGCTTTAAACCTAAAAAAATAACCAACAAAACCGATACAACTAGAGATACAATCTAGTGCCGTTTTTTATTGGTTACTACAAAGATACAAAATATTTTAATTATGGCTAAAAATAAGATACAAGTACCTGATTTTAATAAAATTGCTAAACAAGCTTTAGAGGGTTTACCAGAAGAAGTCGCAGAAAAAGCAAGAGCTTTCTTTTTAGCCAGTTTTATTAAAGAAGGATTTACAGACAACTCTTTTATTGCCTGGCCAAAAAGAAGAGACGATTTAAGCCATAAAATGCTTTCACAAAGTTTAAAATTAAGAGAAAGTATAAAAATTGAAGAGGCTACATTAAATAGAATTGCCATTTCTGCAGGTAGTGGAATACCTTATGCAGAAATTCATAATAATGGTGGTACTATAAATGTTACTGTTACTAAAAAAATGCGAAAATACTTTTGGTTTCTTTTTAAAAAAACAGGCAAAGAGCAGTATAAATGGATGGCTTTAAGTAAAAAAGAACAAATGGTAATTCATATTCCTAAAAGACAATTTATAGGAGACAGTTTTACATTAGATAACAAAATAGATAAAATATTTATCAAAAGAATTCAAGAACAACAAAAAAACTTAAAATTTTAAACGCATGGAACTTAAAGGTTGGGACAAATTATATACCGAAATTGCAGAAAAATTAACCAGCAATATAGAAGATATTAAGTGGTTAGATTTATGGAAAAATCAAATTAGTTTTTTAGAAGAGGAGCACCCTTTCCCTACACCTGCAGTATTTTTATCTTTTAGAATTCTAAACACACAAGATATTTCTGAAAAAGTACAAAATCTAGAGGTGCAAGTAGATGTGTATTTATTTTATGAAACTTTTTTAGATACGTATCAAGGAGCATACAACCAAGATGATGCCTTACAATATTTAGAGATTATAACAAATGTTTTTAAACAACTACACGCATCTACTGGAGAAAACTATAGCGAAATGCGTAGAACTGGTTTTAATGCAGTAGATACAGGATCTGCAGGTAATTTATACTTACAAAACTTTACTTGTAATATTACAGACGTTTCTGCAGTAAAAGAATTCGATAATATTATTCCTGGAGAAATAGATTTTGAAGAAGGCAAGGAAGAGGAAGTACCTACAGAACCAGTGTTTAAAATACCGTTAACTGGTAATTAAATTAGTTCTGTAATTAATAATGTTTTCGATGGTTTTGGGCGATAAGTAAAATTGTTCGCCCAGTTTTGTGTAGATAAATTCTGGTGTGTACATCATGACGCCTCTATACCGTTTTCTTAACCACTTTTTTTCGTAGACTTTTCTTATATCCTCGTATTTTCTTTCAGTTTCTGATGCCATCTAGTCAAAAATAGTATTTATTTTGAGAGTTTGCAAGAGTAGATTTCAGTATTTCTGAAATAGTTGTTACATAGAAAAACCTCATATCGTTTGATATGAGGTTTTTAAATTGCTATGAAAAAGAATGACACCTAGTCTCTTTTCAAAGATAGTTTTTATTTTTGAAATATAAAAGTTTTTTTAAGCTACTTTATCTTCTAGCACTGGGTCTATGGTTTCTGCAAATTGGTTTATCCAAAAGGAACCATCGTTTATCCAAGGTCTAAATCTGTTATCATCATCTTCCATAGCATACATTAAAAGGGCGTGGTTTAACCTACGCATATATTTAACAAATGCTTTTGGGTCTATTTCTGATGTAAAAAACTCTTGTATTTTTATTGATTCTTTATTGCTCATTATTTGTGCTTTTAGGTTTGCAAGTTCCGCAAACTATTAATCTTCTTTCTAATTGTTCTCCATGTATTAAAACTACAGCTTTGCGCTTTTCGTTTACTTTATGGTCGCATTCTAAAGTGGTACGTAAATACCAATTGGCAGGATGCTCTTTAGCAAAGGTTTTTGCAAAATTTGTCATATCAGACTTTTTTGCAAAATAAATGGTTGGTTTCATAAGGGTAGGTTTAATTGATGATTATACTTTCTACTACCTGCTAAAAGCAACTGCAAACCTAATTCGTTAGTAAACCAACTAGGGTGTGTATTGCCAAACAACCAAATTTTTTGAGCCAAGGTTTGTTTTGCATTTAAACGCTTAGATAATTGATTAGCACCTGTACTGCTATGAATAGCCTTATTGCAGTCGTTTATAGAAACCCAAACCTCGTTTTCTATTTCTATGCAGCGTACCTTAAAATCATTTACCAAAGTGTGGTAAAATGGTACATCTCTAGCATCAATAAAATCTTTCAGTTCCTTGTTTACCGAGTAAAAACCTTTTTTCCTAATACTTGGTAAAACTTCTTTAGTTACCCATTTACGGAAACTTTTTGCTTCTGGTTTATTGCTTCTCATAATTAAAGCATATAAACCACTTTCTGAAACACAATTAACATTCCTGTTTTGACCTGACCTTAAAATTTTTAAGGTCAGCTTTTCATCTGTATCCAGTTTTGATAGTGCATTAGTAACATTATCTAATTCTAAAATGTTGCAAATATCTTTTGCTACGAAATAAGGCTCTTTATCTACCAAAATACTTGTTAATTCTTGGCTAGAAGCGTTAAACCTGAACGCTACCTGTTTTAAACTCTTTTCTGTTTGCATATCGAAAAGTTATTATACACGAAAACCCCACTTTAGGTTTGCAAACACGATTACAAGAATCGGATTACCCTTGTTTCCTTGGGTGAACCATTGTGAGGCTTTCGCTATCGTTAAAAAAATTGATTCAAGATTTCTCTTGCATCGTGTTTGCAAGAACAAACATACAAAAATATTTTCTAACTTTACAAAATGAATTTTGAGTGGTATTATATTTCTTTACTAATTATTTGTTTTTGGCTCTATTTATAATCTCTTCAACTAATACTACTTGTAAAGCTCTTTTTTTAGCACACGTTACTTTTGGTACTTTCTTGAAACGCTTGGAAGTTTTAAACATTTTCAATTTCTAAAAACTCAATTAAAACACCATTAAACTCTTCTTGAGGAAACCAGTTCTCAAAATCTTTTTCATCAATAAAGCCTTCATCGTTTGCTAGCTCTTTAACTTTTAAATGGTGCAAAAGAATGTTGTTTTTTAAAACATGAAATAGGCGCTTATTTATAATGGTAATTGTATGCAGTTCAATTTTTGTAACTCTGGCAAATTCCACTTGTTTACTTCTGTAAGCTTTATCACTCCAATAACGTAGACTTAATATATGTGTTTTAGCCTCTAATTTAGCTGCAATTTCTAACCAGCGTTCGTAATTACCTCTTATTGTACCTTTTTTAATGCGTTTTAAAATGCTGTTTATAAAATCGGTTTCCTGCCCAGCTTTTGGGTGGTATTTTGGGTAGTTTCTTGAGAATGTTAGGACTATTGTTTTCATAGTTTTTATTTAAGTATTTCTAATTTATTTTTTGTCAGCGCAATAACTTCTAACATTTGAGTATAACTTAATCCAAAATCTTGCATTTCTTTAATTATTTTATCTGCTAATTGTTCTGCTGAAAAGATTATTTTGTATTGTTTGTTGATCATGTTATCTGTCTTAGAGCAGATATTTTAAAATATCTGTTTTTTGGGTATTGGTTAATAACTACTTTTTATACAAGCCTCACAAAACCAATTCGCTTCATTATCTGTGTGCATGTGGTTAATGTTTTTCTTTTTTTGGCAAGCTTCACAAGTTTCTTTTTCGGCATTTATATTGTTAAAATAGCGCCTTAATAAGTAGCTTCTTGCAATACTAACAGCTGTAAAGAAGATAGTAATAAGTATATTTTTGCCTCCAGTACTTTCTACACCTACAAGCGGAAATATTACAAAGGTTGCCCCTAATGAAATTACAAAGCCAACTGAGGTATTTGTAATAGACTCTAAAAATGATTGTTTTTTGGTTTGCATATTTTTGGTTTTGAACTATCAAAATTTATTTGACAGTTGGTTGTTTTTCAAGAACTTGAGATAACTTCTCATAAAAGGCATTAAAACGCCTTTTATCATGGAGTTATCACAAATTCAAAAGCATTTAACTCCTTTTTAAAGGCGGTTTAACTCTACTTTTTAATTCGTCTTTTACAAGTTGCAAATACACTTGGTGAGATTGCCTAAGCTTGTATTGTTTCTTCAATTTCTTTAACTCTTTGGTACTAATTTCTTTGAGCTCTCTTTTAAAAACAGCCTGAAAGTTTGTTGAGTTTTGCAAATAGTCTTCTTTTGGTGGTATCGGTTTGGCTTTATGAGTTATTAAACCAACCCTTATTTTTTGAATCGCTTCTAAACTTTTTACGTTCCATTTCTCTTTAGTGGCTTCTAGTTCTTCAGCAGCTCTTGCAGATTTATTACGCTCCAAGGCTCGCTCACGCTCTTTGTACTTTAAATCTAAATACACTGGCAACCACTCTTGGAATATAACCATGGCATCTAATCTATAAATCTTTGCTCCTAGCTCTCCTTTTCGTGCCATTTTTAGGAGCATTACTATATCTTCTAACGTTTCATTTTGGCAGAAATCTAACAAATCGCTTGCAAGCGTTGCTGTTTGCAAATCGTTTAGTTTTTGCCCAACATTTATAAGATCATTCAGCCTATTAATTAGAAATATCAATTTAGATGCAGTTTCCTTTCTGCTCGCCTTTTCTAGAGTTGCTAAAGGAGTTCCACAAATGGCGTGTGTTAGTGTTAAGCTACTTTCTTGCAGTACAAAGTCTGTTGCAGCATCTTCATTAAAAGTATTTATCAGCAATGTCGTTTGCTTTTTTGCGACTTTCAGAATGGCTAGCTCCTCTTTTTTTACTGATACTATCTGTGAGTTCTGTGATGATAACATTGAAGTTCGAGTTTATTTTTTTTAAATCTTGTTTCTTTTGATAAAATTCTGGCAAGTGTTTCCAGTTATCCAGGATCAATTGCCAATTTGCCAAAGCTTGCTGTTCATCATTATTGTTCTCTTGTTTTAGGTAGGCAATAATTGCGTGGAGTGCTTTGCCTTCAGATCCGTCAAACTTTGGTTTCCGTTTATTTTCTCGTTGATAAAAGGCAAACCAAACAGCGTTAAATTTGCTAAAGAGCGAGACTTCCTTTTTGGCATCTGTGGTATAAATGACTCGCTCTTTAAACTGAGCTATAAATTTCGGAAGCTCGTTTTCATCTACAGGAATTACTTTACCAAGGCTGTTCATCATCTGCTGATCTAGTTTGCCCCGAAAGTGCTCCAGCTTTCTAAATTTACCATCTCTGTAAGTTGCCTTAATTTCTGTAGATGTAGATGCTATTTGTATGTGGTGGTGTGTAGTCATAAATTCGGGTTTAAAGCCTTATTTTTCTGTATTCGGGTTTTTAGCCGAACTTTTAAATTTACATTCTAATATTTCGCCATCTGGAAAGTGAATGGTATAATCATTTCTCATGGCACG